TACTTTCTCGAATGTCCGAAGCGACCCAAGACCCAACAGACCGCCTAAGACAGTCAGAAGAGATCCCATGTCGAACTCAGGTAACTCAGGCAGCGTGAGGCCAGCTAAGGCGACACCGAAGACGACCACCGGCTGCAACACAAAGTGCCAAGCGAAGGCCAAAGCACACGTCATGCCAATCATTGGTCGCCATGAGCGCTGCAGCCAGTTACCGCCAGCCTCGATCTTGTTTAGCTCAATGTTGGCTAGGGCTACTTCGTTGGCATGTTTGTCAGCCATCGTTGCCAACTCATGTGCCAGCTTTGCGGCCTGATCTTTGTCCTGTATGAACTTGCCTGCAAGCTCTGTGGCTGGCTCCAGCAGGGACGCTAGAAACTTCATTGGATCTCTCCTGTAATGTGTATTGGGGTGTTGGCTACTTCTTGTTACCGAAGCCGAAGTAGGCAGCGACAAGGCCACTGAGGGCCAGATACTGCGTCATCAGGATACTCTCTGCAGCTTCCATGCGCAGCGGGTCGTAGACTGTGGCGGCTGTCGTTATCAGCATCATGGTCAGCGCAAGCCAACACATGCGTCTTCGGTTGACCTGATATTCATGCATGTTGAATGCTTCACGTTCTTCTATGGTCATCCGTTCACCGCCTTCTCTAGCCCTAGGACCATAAAGATCAACCCAGTGATAAACACAAAGACACCGGCGGTCACCGACAGGCCCCAGAAGAGGGCATCTCGTTTTCTCGCTTGTTCTTCGAGGGCTTCTTTGCGCCTAAGGCGCGCTGCAGACATCTCTTTTTGCACCATCTCCCAACTTCCGGGGGGTCCATAGAGTAGGAAGGTTTCTCGAAGGTCGTCCATGGCTTTCGTATGGGCCATCTTGGCCTGTGCGATTGCCAGACCTTCTTGTTCTGGGGTCGACAAACGTCCTAGAGGGCCTTTGTGTCGTCCAGCCTCAGCAGCCTGTATTTCGCTGTCGAGCTTCCCTAGACGTGCCATGTGGGGCATGAGGTCGCCTATGTCGCGCCCAGCTTTGATTGCAGACGAAATGCCACCTGCCACCTGAGTGACAGCCCCTGCAAGCGCTAGGACCTCGATCATAGGTTGAACCCCATGTTGTTATTATAATTGTCATTATTAGAGTTTGGTCTTGAAGTTCATCCAGATAGCCGCCGCCATGAACATAATGACGGCTGTAGTTAAAATACGGATGGCTGTCCGACCGATCTCCCGCCGCGTGACTCTCCACGCCGACACAAGATCTCGCATCTCCTTTAGATCTTCTTTAGCCTCTGGGGTCAGCCCTAGTTGACTGAGAGCTTGACATGCGCCCCGGTGTGCGGCTGCGTCCAGCAGGCGCTCTAGCTCATCGTCGGTTAACTGCATCAATCAGTCCTGACAGTCTTAAACCGCAGTCGACCCTGCCATATCGTCTTGAGACATGACCCAAGCATAGCACTTGTCCAAAAAAGCATCGCCAGAGGATGCTTGAACATCATCTAGGTTTGCGTTGTAACGCTTGAAGTCTACCTCACGGGTGTCGTCTGTAGGCGTTGACGTTGCATATGCGCTAAGGTCAATCATCACTGAAAACTTAGGGTCAGTGCCGCGTTGACGTGAGACACTTGCCGTGACGATACGGTAGTAAGCGTTGTTAAAGGCGATACCATATTGGCTGTTGCCTTCTACGATGTTGTTTTGAATAGCCATGTGGTTTCTCCTGTTAGGCGTAGATAACTTCAGAGGTGTTTAAGGTACAAGACCAGCGAATAGACGTTGATGCGGCGCCCGTACAAGTGATGGCAAGCCAGTCGTTTGTGTCATCTGCGCTTAATGCAGGTCCACCCCACGATGGACTATTGTCAATTACAGTTATAGCAGAATTAACAAGTGTAGTTGTGCCGCCGTTATTAACAATTAATCCTTTGATTTCCCATGCCGCTGCATTTGCAGAAGATGTTTGTTTTGCGACAACCATCCCGCTAAATGCTTGCGCCCCGCCTGATGGTATAACTGGCATGTTATTTGACGCAGCAGGGTTTCCTTGAAGCGCCGTTAAAACTGTAGCAGTTGCGTCAGTCGTTGCTTTGGATAAAATCATGCGTCCATATTGACTATCGCCAACTGTGCTGAAGCCAAGAGACGCATGTGCAAACTTACCTTGACGATCAGCCAGTGCTTTAGTGCCTACAGCATGTGCATAGTTTTGTGATGCAGTATTTTGCGAGCCAGATGCAAATGTATAAAAGTTGCTTACAGTATTTGCATTTCCCAGTGCTACACCACGACTGCCGCTATTTGTGTTGCTTCGACCAACAGTAAAACTCCAAGGGCCAGAGCCAGTGTTGTTTTCTCCAAATACAACTGCATCTTCGCCACTAGCTGTATTTCTGTCACCAAAAGCCATTGCACCACTAGCAGTGGCCTTCGCCAGATATCCAATAGCCACAGAGTTAGCACCAGTAGCACCGTAGCTGGAGGTGTTGTTTGTAATAGCTGCTGCAAAACTAGCTGCACCAGAGGCGTAGGAGTTAGTTATAGCAGTGGAATAATCACCAGCAGATGTCGCCGAGCGACCGAGAGCTAAAGAACTTGTACCAGATGCTGTTGGTCCATATCCTACAGCAGTTGACCAAGAGTTTGATGCAGTTGCTGATCTACCGAATGCGGATGATCTACTCCCCGTTGCACTGGTGTCACGCCCAACCGCTTGCGTTTGTGTATTATTTGCAAGGCTGGAAGCGCCTATGGCTAAAGCATCATCGTAATTCAAAGCCTGTGCGCCATCTCCAATAGCTATGCCATTCGTGCCTTGGGCGCTGGGGGCAGTAAATGTGCCGGCATTCTCCACGTAGAGCGACAGAGAGCCACCACCACCGCCGCCACCAATAGCTGTACCATTCAGCAGCAGATCAGTACCATCGGAGCTAAGTGTAATGCCGCTGCCAGAGCCTGTGTGATCTAATTCAATCTTACCCATTACGCGTATGTCACCTCGCTTGTATTGACCGTGGCAACCCAACGGATATTCGTAGCTGCTGCGCCTGTAACCTCAACCTTTAGACCGCCGTTTGTTGTATCAGCAGTTAAAGCCACCGCCCACGCAGAGGCACCAGATGTGGCAAAGAGTTTGTTCACGATGCCATTGCCCAAGACAGTCGATGCAGCATTAGCATCCCGCAGCAATGCACCCTTGATCTCCCAGCTTGCGTAGTCGCTGCCACCGGACGCTTGTTGACGAGCAATGATTGTGCCTGAGAAGCTGTAAGCAGAGTTGTTAGGCAGAATGACTTGGTTGTCTGTAGATGCTGTACTATCATTTGTTGTAAGGGCTTCTGCGGTGGCATCGGTAGTGTCTGAACGGAGAATAAATGTACCGCCTTGTGCAGTGCCAACAGCAGCATTAAAACCACCAGAAGCAAAAGCTATCTTTCCTATTTCTGCGGATTTAGCATAGTGTCCAATACTAACAGAATTAAGAGCAGAAGATGTACTATAAGAGCCAAGCGCGACAGATTGGTTTCCGCTCGCCGTATTCCCCCGTCCAGCAGCTATAGAAGCAGTAGCTTGGGCATATGATTGTCTGCCAACAGCAAAAGCATAATCGCCAGTAGCCTGTGTCAACAATCCAAAAGACATTGCACCAATGGCTGTAGCTTTTGCCCGATCACCCATCGCAATACTATTAGCACCAGTAGCGCCATAGCTAGAGGTGTTGTTGGCTATAGCTGCGGCAAAGCTGTCTGTGCCAGAGGCGTAAGACCTACCAATGGCAGTCGAGTATAGACCAGTCGCAGTAATTGAACCATAACCTAATGCCAAGCTGCTTTGTGCGCCAGACGTTGCGTCAAAACCCAAAGCGGCTGACAATAAGCCAGAGGAATCTGCTGCCCTCCCTAATGCAACAGAATTGGTTCCAGAAGCGGTAGCCAATGACCCAAACGCCATACCCCTATCACCTGCGGAACTAGAACCATCACCAATAGCTACAGCATTCGTGCCAGTCGCACTTGGTGCGGTAGGTGTACTAGGGTTCTCAGCATAAAGCTCTAAAGCAGAACCACCCCCGCCAGACGCAGCTTCCCAAGTCATACCACCGGTGTTAGAACTTCTCGCTGTTAGAACGTACCCATCTGTAGGCGCATTACTGACCTTTAAGTTTGCTTCATCGACGACATTGTCTGCAATTACAGTTGCGCCGTCACCAGTACTCGTCACCTCACCCGTGTGATTTGGGTGCGTGTAGCTTGCACCGTCAGCGCCTGCAGGACCTTGAGCACCTTGAGGACCCTGAGCACCAGTGGCTCCTGTCGCGCCTGCAGGGATGCCAAAGGTAAAATCAAAAGTGGCTGCAGCAGACGTCCCAGAGTTACTAACCGACACAGTAGGAGATGATCCTGCAGACAGGCCGCTGGCTGAGGCTGTACCAACAGCTATAGTTGCTGCAGCGCCGTCAGTGCCGTTAGTACCGTCAGCACCATCGGCTCCAGCGGCACCTGTAGCTCCACGAAGGTCGCTTGTTGAGAAGCCTAGTCCATCATTCGACGTAAAAGTGACGACACCTGTAGATGTGTTATAGCTGCCCCCAGTAAAGCCAGCGCCATCTGCACCGTCAGCCCCTGCAGCACCTGTCGCACCTGTCGCACCGGTGGCTCCTGTAGGGCCTGTAAGAGCAGCCAATTGTGCTGCAGTAAAGTCACTGTAAGTAAATGCATCGCCTTGGGGACCCTGAGCACCTGTCGCGCCTTGGGGGCCTGTTAGAGCAGCCAACTGTGCTGCAGTAAAATCACTATAGGTAAATGCATCACCCTGAGGACCCTGAGCGCCTGTAGCACCTGTCGCGCCTTGGGGGCCTGTCAGAGCAGCCAACTGTGCTGCAGTAAAGTCACTGTAGGTAAATGCAGCGCCTTGGGGACCCTGAGCGCCGGTCGCACCTGTCGCGCCGGTTGCGCCAGTGGCACCAGTGTCGCCGCGAGGAACCGTCAGAAGACCTGTTGAGCTATTGTAACTAACGGACGACCCTGCCGCCCCTGTGGCGACTGTGAGGCCCGTAATGGCATTCTTATGGCTTAATGCTTCGGACGCCGACGAAGCTGCGCTAGAGGCACTGGCGGCTGCGGCAGTTGCACTCGTTGCCGCATTGGTTGCTGCAGTTTGTGCCTCAGTCTTGATGGAATCAATAGCATCGACTTCAGTCACGTTTGTGCCAGTGCCTGAGAAAAAGCTCGTCTTAGCCATTATGTTTAGTCCTCATAGGCTGTCGTTGGGCGCATAGCTTGGACAGTTCCAGCGGTCTCTGCATCGTTGGCCTGCTCTTGTGTCTCTGCGATAAACATCTGGTATTTCTGCTCAAAGAGAGGCCCACGCTCATCTAAGTAATAATCAGATGCATAAGTCAGCATTCCGTAGATGATGAGATCACTTGATGTCAGTGCCAGTGCGTTTTCGTCGCTGTCAGCCGTCATGTTTGCGAACTGACCATAGTAATTAAGTTTGACTGAACCAGAGGATGGGTGCGGATA